GGCAAATTCCGGGATCGTGTACTGGGTGATGCCATCCGGGCGGCAGCATCAAAAGTTGGCGCGCTGGCGGAAGCATCCGATGATCTGATCCTGCGTGCCAGGGGCACATTCCAGCTCAACGACGAAGGCGAGGCCGTAGCAGTTGATGCAAATGGCGACGTTCTGTTCGGCAAAGACGGCAAAACCCCACTTAGCCCACTTGAATGGGCGGAGTCGCTCAAGGAGACGGCACCGCACCTGTTCCCGCGCGCTGAAGGTACCGGCGCGGGTGGACACAAGCCAGGCGGTGGTGGCAGTCAGAAACGTTCAGAGATGAGCGCCAGCGAAAAGGCGGACTATATCCGCAAGCATGGCCAGCAGGCCTTCCTCAAACTTCCGAAATAAGAGACTTACCCAATGGCTACAACTGTTAATAACGATCTGGTCATCTATGACGATCTGGCCCAGACCGCTTTCCTCGAGCGCCGCCAGGACAATCTGGAAGTGTTCAACACCTCCTCCAACGGCGCGATCCTGCTGGACAACGAGCTGATTGAAGGCGACTTCCGCAAGCGGGCCTTCTACAAAGTGGGCGGCTCTATTGAGTCGCGTAACGTGAACTCTGTCGACAAAGTAACTGGTAAAAAGATCGGTGCTGGTGAAGCGGTGTCCGTTAAAGCACCGTGGAAATACGGTCCCTATGAAACCACTGAAGAAGCCTTCAAACGCCGCGGTCGTACGGTGGATGAATTCTCTGAGGTGATCGGCGTTGATGTGGCTGACGCTACCCTGGAAGGCTACGTGAAATATGGCCTGAAGGCGTTAACGGCGGCGATCGGGGCGAACGCTGAAATGGTGGTGACCGCCGACATCGAAACCGACGGGAAGAAAACCCTGACGCGCGGCCTGCGCAAATACGGTGACAAATTCAACCGCGTGGTGCTGTTCGTCATGCACTCCGCCACCTACTTCGACATCGTGGACGAGGCGATCGCCAGCAAGATCTATGAAGAAGCTGGCGTGGTGGTGTACGGCGGTCAGCCGGGCACCCTGGGTAAGCCGGTGCTGGTGACCGATACCATGGACGCTGCCGCCATTCTGGGGCTTGTGGCCGGTGCGGTGACCGTGACCGAATCGCAGGCGCCGGGCTTCCGCTCCTACGACATCAACGATCAGGAAAACCTTGCTGTCGGCTATCGTGCTGAGGGTACGGTCAACGTTGAGCTGCTGGGCTACAGCTGGGACACGGCCAAAGGCGAGAACCCGGATCTGACTGCTATCGGCACGGCCGGTAACTGGAAAAAGCATTTCACCAGCAACAAATCCACTGCGGGTGTGCTGATCAAGCTGGGGGCCGCATCGGGGGAGTAACCCTGTCAGCGGATAAAACCTCCGCAACTGCTGACAGTACCGATGCGGTTACCTTTTCCCTGAAATACACCCGTAACGGCGCGGGCGTGTCCGGAGCAGCTGTCGCCTGGTCGTCTACTGGTGGGACGCTGAGCACTGAGGGATCGCAGACCGGCTCTGCCGGTGGCGCCACGGTGAAACTCACCTCCGATACCGCCGGAACGTTCACCGTGACGGGTACGGTTGATGGAGTGGCACAAACCAGTGAAGAAATCACTTTCACTGCCGCTGCCGGAGACTAACTGACGGGGCGCAAGCCCCGCTTCTTTGGGTGCAACGATGATCATTACCGATATCACTTCACCGGCCATGAACAGCTACGCAGGCGAGGGGGATTTGAGAGCCTTTGCGGATCTGCGCGACATCATGCTGCCGGAAAAGATCGCTCCATTGCTCATCCGGGCGATGGATTACCTTGAGGGGCTGGACTGGGCTGGCTGGCGAAGCGAACCAAAGCAGCCGCTGGCGTGGCCGCGTGCGGGCATCGAACTGGACGGATACGAACTGCCCGCAGGTGAGGTGCCGCGTCAGATTGTTACTGCGCAGTGCATGCTGGCGGTCGAGGCGATGGATGGTGATCTGCTGGGCAGTGTGCGTGAAGCGGCTGTGAAGTCCGAGCGCGTGGAGGGAGCTGTAACCACGACGTATGCCGTCGCCGACGGCGAAGTGTTCAGACCGTCATACCCGGCGGTGATGGCGTTGCTCGGCGAGCTGGCTGGTGGTCGTGGCTATGCAGTAAACACTTTTGCGGAGCGTGCTTAAGATGCCTGATTTAACGATCGTACCGTTCAGGGCGAAGCCTGAATCCGGTACCGATAATGCTGACGTGATCCGCCTGCTCACCGACGCCCTGGAACATGCCCGGAAAGGTTCATGCCACAGCGTGGCGCTGCTGCTTATCGACAGTGACGGCAATACGCTGGACTGCTGGCACAACGGCGGGCGGCCCTATGTCATGGTCGGGGCACTGGAGTCACTGAAGCTGGATTTCATCAACGCCAACATTGAGCGCCGATAACATGCCTGTTAACTACCCCCGTATGAGAGCCACCAGCACGCGCCTGCTCACCGAGAACGGCGCGGAGTACCCGGTAAAACGCAAAGGCACCGTAACGGTTACCGGCGGCGTTGAGCACAACGATCCGGACAAAACGTTCACCGCCATCGGCGTGCGAACTGATTACAAACCCGGCGAAATTGACGGCAAGGTCATCATAAACGGTGATACGCGCATTATGTTTACCG